AGCCAAGGGAGGCTCCTATGGATGGTTCGTTGAAAGCGCTCATCGCCGCTGCCTGCGTCGTGATCGTATCTGGTGGCGGCTATTTTGCCGTAGGCGAGTGGGAAGCCCACCAACGACAGGGCGCACTTCAGCTGCAACGTGCCGAAAGGGAGGCCAATACCCGCCTGACATTGACTTTCTGCAACCAATTGGCGGCCATCACGATCCCGGAGAAGCCTGGGGAACCTGTACGGACGGCGGGCCACGCAGAAGATCTCAAGAAGTGCCGGGACCTTGGGCGCCTGGGAAGCTTTGAGCTCCATCAGCTAGAACTCAGTGGGCTTCTGTAGCCTCAGAGCCGCTGCCATATTTCGTCTTTCTCTGCCTCTGAGAGGCGCTTATGGCTGTCCGGATCATTCGCCTCGCTAAAGCCGTCCAGCGCTGCCAAATACTCGAAGATTGACAGGCCCATCACCTCCTGAGGTGACAGGCCCATCGCTACTCCGTTCCCGATGATGGCGGCAAATCTGAACTTGCCGTTCGGGAGCGGCGCTTCGGCCTTCCCTGACTTGCCGCCGCGGATTTTTTTCCGACTTCCTCCTCAGCGGAGCCTACGACGCCAGCGCCGAGCACTTTCTGTGCGATGACGAGGTTCTCAAGCGGCCGATGGCCCTCGACCTCCGTTTCCACAAGCTTCAAGGCATCGCCCTGATCCACGCCTGCGCCGATCAAGCCCCACTTGATGGTTTCGGAGATGTCCTGGAGCCGCCAGCGGCCGGAGACAAGGCGGTCGAGCACAACGTAGGGGCCCGCGTCGCAGGCCTCCTGGATCTTCATCAGTTCGCGCCACGCAAGCTTGAACATCGTTCGCTGCCCATTGAAGGGCAATTCAATCGATCCGTCGCGGCTCATCAGGGTGTCGCCGGCGTCGAGGTGCGGACCATCTTGCCGTCACTCTGCATCGAAATATTCCCGGTGACGCGGCGGCCATCCTGAGCGCCAGCCTCGAAACTCGCGACTTGAGCCCGCCCGGTCCAGGTGATCGTCTTGGTCGGGAATTCCCATTCAACTTTGATTGGCACCGATTCAACGTCTTCAGTGGCTTCCAGCCAGATGTCGACGCTTTCTTCGGCGAGCACGCCTTCGCCGCTGATTGACATAGAGAGTGACGTCGCGTCCCGGCCAAGCCAGTTCACGGCATCAGGGTCGTCACAATCCGGGATGTTGACCTCTTCGAGGCCCTTGTTGATCGTCACGGTGCGCTGGCTGAAGCCGCACGGCGCTGCGTAGACGATAGGGTTGGAAGCATTACCGAGCAGCACTCGGACCATGCCCCCGCGGATGGTTGTCGGGTCGGCCACGTGGGTTCTCCTTTATGGCGTGTTGGGTTGTTCTGCGAAGGCTTCGAAGGTCATGACGGCGTGAGAGGTCAGCCCATCCGGATCGCGGAGGAACCGCGTCTGTCGGTGGCGAAAGTAGACAAGGGCGTTTATCTGGAGAGATAGATCCGGTGACTTCAGCGCCTTGCGGATCTCGTCGCTAATGCGCTTCGCTTCGGGAAAGCCGACATCCCGCGACCAGATGTCGATATCGAGCGAAATCTCGAAGCCGTCGATGCAATCAACATCGTCGCTTGTCTCATCACCTTCCCCCACAGTCGCGTACGGAAAGATCTTTTCCTTCGGGACGTCATCATAGATCCGCATTCCAATCAGAGCCGCGAGGTCAGCCGACGCCTTCAGGCGGGCAACGATTGCCCCCTGCAGCTCCAGAGATGGTGATGCCATGTGTTCAGCCCTTGGCCTTTTTGACGGCTTTGCGCACGGCCGCTGCCATCTTGCGCCGGATCTTCGGGCGCTCCTGCCGGTAAGTCGGGAAGATGTGAGGCCGCTTGGTCATGTTGACCGTCCCAAATTCTAGGAAGCGCCAAATATAGTCGGCAAATACGCCGGTAGCGTTCGGATCCTTTGTCTCGTTCTTGATCCCGCTGCTACCGAGCGTCCGGTCCTTTGGTCGGTTAGAAAGTTTGTCCGCCTGGATGCTCGCTTGGTATTTGCCGGTGCGGGGACCAGGAGCCCTAGGCTTGATCTTGGCGGCTAGCGTTTGGGCGCCTTCCATCTGTGCATCCGCAAGTTCCTTTTGCGCCTCCGGCACGATGTTATTGAGCAGACGCATCGTCTCCTCGCGACCCAGCATTTTCGCCTTGAACGCCATCAGGCTGCGATCCCGGTGGAGACTTCCAGATAGACCCATTTGCGGTCCGTGACGCTGTCGGCGATCTTCACGGCATAGATGTCGCCGGTCCTGACATCGGTCATGCGCCAGTCACTGGCGATCTGCCGCGTCTGTGCGGATGAACGAAGGTAGATACCAAGGATGTTGCGGCCTTCCAGCCGCGCGGCAACAACAGCCTCGGAGCCGCCGCGGGAACGAAATGCCGCTGCGACCGAGAACTGCTCCTGGAATTCACCCTTGGTATTGCCGTAGCCATCGTCGACCGGCATCCGCTTTGCAAAAGACACGCGATGCTGCAGGTCGCCGGAGCCGAGTTCACGCGCCATCGTTCTCGGCCTTGGGCGCAGGGCCAGGCACCAGAACTGCCTTCTTGGCAGCGATGGCCTGCTCGCCGCACTCGCGCTTTACGGTTTCCTCCATGCCAGCTAGATAGCCGATAGTGGTTCGCGCGGTCGGCTTGTAGTCAAAGTTTTCGGTGAAACGGACGCGCATGGCGGCCTCCTATTTGAAGATGCGGTAAGGTTGGAGAAGCGCCTCAACGGCGAAAGGCAACGCCTCGACGGTCGCGCCGATGACGATCGGTTCGCGGGTCCGGTACCACTGCGCCACCAGCATCATGACGGCGACCTTGATGGGCGCCGGCACATCGTCGATCCACTTCGTTGCATCGTTCGTATCTTTGCTGCCGTATCCGGCCCGGTACCGGATGCGCACATCGCCCATGCGTCCCCGAACAGCGGGCATGTTGATCACGAAGGGATCTTCGACCGGGTAGGACTGGCTGTCGCCGGCCGGATCCACATAGGTGATCGAAATGAGTTCCAGCACCGGGCCATACGGCAGTTCAGCCCAGGCGCATGGCCACTCGCTGAACTGCGCTTCGAGCACCTGGACGCCGAGCGGTCTGGCAAGCCAGGTATTCGGCCCATCGATCCACGAGGACGCACCCGCAATGAGGATCTTGACGTATTCTTCGTCTTCCTGAGGGAGGTCGACGAGATGCTTGCGAGCCTCCGCAATCGTGATCAAAGAGGCGGGCGGCGTGATCACTGTGACCCGCATGGCCGTCTACTTGTTCTGGGGGGCGGGCTGCGCCTTGTTTGCGGGCGGCTGATCGGCTTTGTTCTTGGGCGAAGCTTCGGCCTTGACCGGCGTGATCAAGCCTTTGTCTTTCAGTTCGCTGATCTTTGCATCGCTCAAGTGGAAATCCTCCGCTGTGAACTGCTGGTTCGCGTGAACCTGCTTGGTTTCGGATGTATAGAAACTGTCGGTAGCTCTGAATTTCATGGCACAGCCTCCTTGCAGAGCGTCCGCTGAGCGCGGGCGCTGTAGAAGGAGGCCCCGGCGCACCGGGGCCTCATTTTTCAGATCAGGCGAGGTTGCCCATGTCGCCCTTGATGAAGGCTTCCGGGCGATAGACAGCGAGTGCCAGACGCTCTTCAGCACGAATGGTGACCAGGTTCTTGCGGAAGTTGTCGCTGTCTTCGGTCGAGATCTCGACGTTGGCTTCTTCGCGGTCGAACACCTGGGCGCCCAGCTTGAAGGCGCCGGTCAGGAACTTGTCTTCCGTCATCGCCTGCGTGGCGACGACAGGCAGGCCCCACAGCGAAGGCTGCGTGTTGCCCTGCGGGTTGCCGATGATGTAGCGACCCAAGGTGTCCTTCTGCAGCTCGATGCGCGTCCAGTCCTTCGGGTTGAGCACCGTGGCGGTAGCCGGGAATTCGGCCAGGAAAGCCTGCAGCATTGCGAGGCGCAGCTGGTCGATGATGGTGGCATCGGCAACCGTGATCGGGGCAGCGTAGGCTGTCGCCTGGGTGTAGATGCCGTTGAGATCGGTCCCTGTCCCACCGCCCATCAGCAGCTGCAGATCTTCCACGTAGTTCAGCCCGTATCGCAGCCGGCCGTCGATATAGGACTGAAGCTGCGGCACGTCGTCGAGGATCTGCTTGGTTGCCAGAACCCAGTGCGCGATCGTTGTCACCGGGGTCGTCATGATGTCGAACTTCAGTTCGGACTGCGGCTTGGCGTTGCCGGCGGTTTCGGAGACGGTTGCTGCATTGTTGGTGAAGCCGGTCTCCTTGACGTACTGGATTGCGTTCGATGCGGTCGTGCCAGGCGTGATGAGATCACGCACCGTCAGACGACGTTCCGGCAAGCCGAGAATACCCGGCTGCCGCTGCGGGACAATCAGGTCGCCTGCTGATCCATTGGCGTCGGCCGTGAGCGCAGAGATGATGGCCTTGACGCCGAATGAAACGCTGCCCTTGCCCTTCTTGGCGGCAAGGAAGGATTTCACGTCGTCATTTTCCGTGACCATCTGGCCCAGGCTCTTCTGGCGCTGCGGCCCGCCCGGCTCCCGCACCATCTTCTGCTCGATCTCGGTCAGACGTGTCGAGATCTCGTTGTGCTTCAGCATGGCTTCGTCGGCACGGGCCTTGGTTTCTTCGGTAACCTTGCCGAGGTTCTTCAGCTCGATACCCGTCGTTTCCGCAGTTTTCTTGACGTCGTCCGCGGCCGACTTGAGGTCGAGAGCGAGCTTTTCCAAGTCAACGGCGGACAGTCCGGCAACCGACGCCATCACGGTGCCGGCGCCATGGGCCATGCTGACGTCGAGGCCGGAGGAGAAGGCGATGAACGCCAGGGCAAAAAGGCATGCAATTGCGCCGAGCGCGAGCGCCCGGTTTCGATTGATCGTCATGTGAGCGTTCCTTGTTTCAGAGGGTCTTGAAGCTCATCGCGGCTTCGCTGAGCTTCTGGAGTGCCGCATTGGCGGCTGCATTCGCCTCGCCCTCGGAATCACTCCGAATGGCCTTGGCATAACCGTGCGAGGCGATCGCGACGGCCATGCTTTTCGGAACCCCTGCCTCACGCAGGATGTCCTCGAAATCCTTGATGGGCATGGGATCGCCGTCGCGTAGGCGCCGGGCGAATTCATCCATGCGTTCCGATTTCACGCTCTCGATGCGAGCCCGCCGGTTGGCGGGGAAGGTCACCGGGCTGATCTCGTAGAGGTCGAGCTTCTTCAGGAGCCGGATCGAACCATCCTGGTCGGTGTCCTTTTCCCGGTAGCCAATCGAGAGGCCACCAATTGCCTTGTTCTTGGCAAGTGTGTGCGTCTCCCTGGCTTTCTGGATATCCAGAAGCAGGCGACCTTTGCCCCACAGCCCCTTGGCATCTTCTGCCAGATCATCCCACACGCCGATCGGCTGGTGAGGGTCATGGTTCCAGAGCATCAGGACGCTGCTGCCTTCGCGCTTGTGCTGCGCAAGGCTTTCGACGAAGGCGCCAGGCATGACCTTTTCGCCGTAGCTGTCGACATTCCCGAAGATGGAGCCGTAGCCCTCGAAGGTGCCGTCTTCCGACAGCTCCTTGACCTGCAGGGTGAAATCCTTGGTCTTCATGGCGATCACTCCTGGTCGAGAACAGGGCCGCCGTTATGGCCCATCAATGACTTCATGCGCTGGTCGATCAGAGCTTCGAGATCGCCGCCGAACAGCAGGTTGCTGAAGGCTGACCGAAGCTGTTGCTCCGACGAGCCGGTGACGCGACCCAACTGGTCAAGCGGCACGAGATTGGATTGCACCGTGAGGACATCACCGCCTGGAAGAGGCGGCAGGTTATCGCGCGCCCTGCCTTCGTTACGCGTCAGGTAGCCGTTCTGACCGAGCGCGCTCAGGAGCGCTGCGCGACCTTGGCTGTCTGCCCGGAGCAGCCCTTCGAGGTTGAACTCGGCATAGATCGTTGCCCGCTCGGCAGGCATGATCAGCTGCTTCTTGATCGCCTGCTCGATGCGGGTGAGATAGGGCCGCAACGAAAACGTCAGGAAGCCGATCATCTGCTGCTCAATGCCTGTTCCCCAGCTCGTCGACTTCTCGGTGTGCCCGATCATGAAAGGCGGCACACGAAACCAGCGGCAGATCTCTTCGACATGGAAGCGCCGGGTCTGAAGAAGCTGGGCATCCTCCGGGTTCATCGTGATGCCGGCAAAGTCGAAGCCGTGAGGCAGCGGCATGACCTTGCCGGCGTTCAAAGACCCCATGAACTCGTCGAACAGCTTCAGGAGATCCTTCCGCTGCTCTGGCGTCGACTTCGTGCCAGGCGCTTCCTTGAGAAAACCCGAGATCTGCAAGCCGTTCCGGAAGGTTTCGGCCGCTGTCTCATCGGCGGCAAGCGCCGTACCCATTGTCTGGCGGGCGTAGCTCACAGGCGACAGACCGACATCCCCGCCGGCACCAAAGCCCCGAACATGAAAGACATCGTCTTCTGCAAGTTCACGGAAGCCTTTCGGGTCGCTGTAGCGGTAGACCCGGGCGCCGCGTTCATTGCGAGCAACCCGGATCAGGTCGGGCCTCATGGGCTTGAGAGCAATCAGCCTCTCGCCGAGCTTAAGCTTTTCCGCGTAGGCGTTGCCCCAAAGGCAGAGGCAGGCGACAACACCCTCCTAAAATTCAGCGGCGGTCTGGTCTGCATTTGGGCTGTCGTGCAGCAGATCGTACAAGCCATGATCGCGCGCCGGGCTCTTTGCATCGCCCTGGCGCTGGTAGATCGCCATAGGCAAGGTGCCGATCGTCTCCGAGAGCAGGCGAACGCATGACCAGGCTGTCGCCAGCTGCATGACCGTATCTGGGGTCACTGACTTGCCCGCCGCACTTCCTGCCGACGACAGAGCGGCCTTCATCGTCTCCGCATCGTCACGGCCGGAAAGCTTCACATTGCGGCGACCAAAAAGGCCGTTCCAAATGCTCATTGTGCAGCCGCCATCTCTCTCAGGAACTCGCCAATATCGGGGCCGCTGTGAGCGGCTTCGGGGTTCTGGAACATCAGAATGGCCGCGTTGAACAGGGCCATCAGCAGATCGATCTTCGCGGCGCCGGAGACTTCCTTGGTCACCACGTAATTGCTGCCCCTGAGGGTCTGTTTTGCGTTGCCGACAGACCACGCCATCATCGGCTGATCGCCGTGCAGGAAGCGGGCATCCTCAAGCTTCAGAGGAACGGAGGAAATCGCCGTCTGAAGCTTCCATCCCTGCCCCACGGCTTGAATGAGCGGCTGCTCAATATCCAAGGCTTCCAGAGCATCGAGCAGCAGGGCAATCCCAGCGCTGTCGAGGCCAATGCCGCCTTGCTCCGGCAGAAGGCCGCTGTCGAGGACCTGCTTGCAGATTTGCGCAGCGGATGCTGCCTGCTCTTCTCCGGATCTTGCGATGATCAGATCGCCTACTTCCTCGAACTGCTTCAGCCGCGGCGAGATGCTCTTGCGCTGCTCGAAGACAGTCGGACGCGCCCAGGCCTTCCCCCAGCCGAGCCACTTCTTCGTGTACTTCTCCCGGCCGATCACGTAGAGCGCCGCCAGGTCGTCAGCTCCACCCCAGTCAATGCCGATGGTGCAGACCTCGGAGCGCTTCAGAAGGACGTCGAGGCCCGTCAGCTTTGCGTCCACGCAGCTCGCCCAGTGCAAGGCGCCAGACCAACCGTCGCCACCGAGGCCAACGCCGATCTCAATGTTCAGATGCTGGCTCGCCCAGATCTGCTCTGCCTCTTTGTTGACCTTGCCGTTGTTCTCGTAGTCGTCGATCAGCGCCTGCGGGTCGATCGAGCGGCCAAGGTTCGGAAGCAGAAACTTCCAGTTCTTCTGATCGCGCCAGTATTCCTGCTTCACCTGCTGTTCGCGCGGGAACTCGTAGAGCACCGGCAGCATGATCGGCGATGCACCACCTTTGCCGTCCCGGATCGCACGTGCCTTGTCGAGTTCGGTCCGCCAGATCCCGGCGGGCGCTTCGTCCGATTGGGTGGTGATCATCAACACCTGGCCGCGTTGCTTGGTGATGCCACCGCCGCGGATCTGCTGCATCACGCGGGTGGCCTTCGAAGCCTTGCCCAGTTCGTGCAGCTCGTCGATGATCGTCAGGATCGGGATTTCACCGGTGACGATGGAGGTGTCGAACGTCTTCACGTCCAGCTGCGTGCCTGTCTTGCGACGGGTGATGCACTTCAGGTGCTCCTGCACCTTAAAGATTTCCGCCAGCTTGGGGTCACCTTGGACCATCAGTTGCGCCTGGCCGAAGCAGCGCTCCGAGATGTTCTGGCTCGGCGCCACGATCAGCATCTGGCGGTTCGGAGCCTCTTCCATGAAGAGGGCCGTCAGACCCAGAGCCGCCACATATGTGGTCTTGGAATTCTTCTTCGGGACCATGCACAGCAGCTCCCAGACAAGCCGCTGCTTGGTGTCCGGATCTTCGCTGGCAAGGAAGGCGCAGAGGATATCGCGGAACCAGTCGCCGCATGCTTCAGCCAAGGTCGGGTTGCCGGGCACGTCCGGCAACCGAAGCCGATTGAAGAACGCCAGAGCCTTGGCGGCCTTCTCCCGGTTGATCGGGACATCGGCCATGGGCGTCTCGCAGGCCTGGAGCTTTGCCCACCAATCCGGGCAGGCAAATCTCGGCAGATCCTCAGTGGCGGGCATTCTGCGTTGCTTCCCGTTCGAGTTCCGCCATCAGATCGGCGTCAGCATCCAAAGCCCGCATCTCGTCCATGACCTTCTTGCCGAGACGATCGGCGGGAGCCGGCTTATCCGGCTGTTTCGGAGCTGCTGAGAGTTCTCGTTCCAACTCCATCCTGTCGTTTCGTTCCATCAGTTTGGCGAACTCGCGCATGGCGCCGACATTGCCGGCCTTGGCGAGATCCCATGCGAGGTCGAGGCGGGCGCCTTCGAGGCGATCCCGTGCCACGGTCCGGCTACGAAGCTGCTGAAAATAATTCTTCCGCAAAGTGGGCTGCGTGATCCCCAGAGCGTTGGCGATCCGCGCGTTGCTCCAACCCATCGCCAGCAACAGCATGACTTTGTTGCGGTTTTTCTCGGTCGCCATATGCGGGGGCCGGCCCCGCTTCCCCCATCCGTCTGGAATGGGGTCGCCGAGCAGGTCAAAGTTTGTGCTCACGAGAAAAAATCTCCGAATGAGGGGGACGCGGGTGTGCAGGCGGAGGGCCTTCCAGACTTTCGACTCCCCCCTCCCCATGTGGCTTTTCGGTCATCGGGACGGTCGGTGGGCTGCGTTGCAGGGTCGGTCTCGATGTGCGCCACCAGATAGGCCTTCAGCTTCTCGGTGTCGGTGAAGATCAGCCCTCGCTCGACCTGCTTAGCCATGACCTCGATTGTGACCTTGTCCCCGATTACGTCAGCGGTGCCGAGGTATTTGCCATCGACCCATGCCGATAGACCTCGAAGACTCGCCATAAGGCTGATGCTCTGAAGCTCAGGCTTTGCCATGGATCACCAACCGGGCTGCGCCCGCTCCTGCTTCTGCTTCTCGCTGTCGTGGTAGGCCTTGGTCACGGTCTGCAGGTTGTTGATGTCCCAGAACAGACGCTCATCCCAATGATGCGGCTTGATGTGGTCGACCACAGGACTGTTGGGTGCAGGATGCTTGCCGGTGCAGATCGTTCCGGTCTGCTTGCAGGTCCAGTCGTCGCGCTTCAGGACTTCGAGGCGGAGATCCTGCCAGCGTCGACTATGGTACCACTTGCGGTTCGGCGTGTTCCTCTCACGCTCTCGAAGCCGAGCTTTCTCATCACCAGGTGCAGAACCGAGACGAGGAGCCAAGGCGGTCAGCCTTGGCTTAAGGGTGGTGAGACGTTGGGCCATACTTCTAGATGCGCGAAAGGCGACCTCTCGGTCGCCTCATCATCTGGTCATAGCAGTAGCACTTGCCCTGAATCGGTGCCTCAGTGGTGAGGCTTGTAGGGCTGGGTCTTGCCGGCGTACCCACCTGGAAGCTTTCGCTTCACTCGCTCTCGGTCAATGCCGATCACTCAAAGGCTCGCAATCTGGATCGCAAGATCATCCGTGGGTGAACTTGTACTCATACTTTTTCGATCTGTGCAATATCCAAATTGATTGGGGTCGATCTGCCAAACAGCATTGCCTCAACCCTCACTCGGTTGTGGCATGCGTCATGCCCAAGGACAGTTCCTCTGAAAGCGTGAAAGGGGCCATCGGTGATCATGACCTGATCCCCAGGTGCGTACGCTATGGGCTCTGGAGAGCGATGGTCGTACTTGCCTGCTGCCGCCTTTTGTATGAATTTACTCACGAATTTCTCAGGGACTCGGTACGGCTTCTCTGCTGTTCCCACTACGTCCACAACCTTGTCAAACCGGCGCAATCCAGCCATAGCACCTGGTGAGGCCACGCATCTGACAAGTACATAGCCTGGTAAAACAGGCAGCGTAGGAGCAGGAATGATGCGGTGGCGCTTCATTATCTTGTCGCCTTTTCGCGTCGGCACTAGCGCATCAACACCTGCATTTTTTAGGCCCTCTTCCACCACGAACTCTCTACCGCTGGCGATTCGGAGGCAGAACCAGCCAGCAAGCTCCGCGTAGTCGTCTGCGATTCGCTTGCTAGCCATTCCGAGTTGGTGGACTCGGATGGCACTGCCACGCCGACTAGCGTCCATTTTTGAGATGGCGAAGTCGCGGACCTCCACATCCCGGCCGTCAAACTGGAAGAACGTTCCCCGCTTATGCTGCATCGTCATTACCCGCCTCATGGATGGTTGCCAGGAACCCCGCCAGCGCCTCCTCGACGGCCTCATCGAGATTGGCTGCGTTCTCTTCAATCGGGGGAAACCAGACGTACTGGGCCCGCCTGTCGATGAACGGCCAGCCACGCCGGGCGTGCAGATCCTCCCATGCTCGGTAGAGATCGCTTCCCCGCTCTACCTGTCGGAAGTTCTCAACGTTGGGCAGGAGCGCCAGAGACGTTACAAATGGCTCCGAACGCCTCGCCTGGTCCCGCATGGCTGTCACCAGCGGCCAGCCATGCTCCAGACGCTTCTGCTGCAAGAGCCGCTCTCGGGTGATCTCCCCGTCCCGGATGCGCTTCTCGTCGAAGGTCGTGAGGACGATGCGGCCGGTAGGTTCCTTCGAGAGCGCGGCTAGCCGTGTGCCGATCCATAGCTTGCCACAGACCTTGGCGACGCCTCGAAGCGGCGCAGCCGTCACCTCTGGCGGAACCTGCTCCCACTGACGGCCCTTGAGGTAGACGGCTCCAGCCATGAGGTCAGACGGCTTTGCCCAGCGTAGGTAGGCTGGTGTCAGAGCGATGCATGCCGACCGATATTCGTCGGAAAGTGCGAACCAGGCGTTCCGAGCAAAGTCGACATCGCCCTTCTTCCAGGTCGCGAACCAGAGCAGGAACTCACGCTCTATCTTTTTCCGATCAGCCTTCTTCAAAACTTCCTCTCCCGCGCCAGCGGCTGGAGAGTTAGTTGGAATGTTAGCTGGAAGAATCTTATCTTGGTGGAGCTCCTCCACCACCTTTGTGGCCTCATTTCCACCACCTTCGGGAACCATTTCCACCACCTTCCCCTCACAAGGTGGGGGAACTGCTCCACCACCTTGCGGCTCAGAATTGGCAGTTTCGCCGGTCAGATCACGTCCCGGCCAACGAGCGACATACTCATTCCGCTTCCAGCGCTGGCCGCGATATCCGTGCTGGGAGACCTCAATCCAGCCATTCCCTTCAGCGATTTCGAGGTGCTTCAGCACGGTCTTCTTGTCCAGCCCGGTCAGCTCGACAAGCTCGGAGATCGGCGGGTAGCAGGAGCCACCCGTATCATCCATTTTCAGGCCAAGGGTGTGCAGTACCAGCCGCGTGATCGGCGGCAGGCCAGAGCGCCCGACAGCGTGGCGCCAGGACCACGCGCGGGAGGCTGAGTGGCGATCAGGCTCATTCACAAGTCAGTCCCCCAGTCCCACTGCTTCAAGCCCCTCGGCGAGCCGCCAGAGGCGACCGTTGGCGACGGAGAAGGCCATGAAGCTCATCAGATTGCCGTCCTCGCGCCTGTCCTCGCGAAGCACGGAAAGCATGGTGTCCAGATAGGAAAGCCCCTCCCGGAAGCCGGTGGCGCGCAACCACCGGCGAATGAACATTTCGTCGCGGTCCAGGTGCGGGAGCGGGCAGCGCAGCAGCCACCGAGCCATGTCTTGCGGCGTGTCGCACTCGGAGATGTCGAAGGAACGGAGAGGCTTCATTCTGCTGCCTCCGCATGCGGGGCCTCGAAGCCCCAAGGCGTCCAGCCTGGCCTTGCCGACCGAGAGAACATCTCCAGCTTAGGGAGACCGGGATAAAGCCGCTCTATCGTCTCTGCGAAGAACTCCGGCTTTGCGCTGTGCTGGCCCTTAACCTCCCGATGAACAGTGTTCGGCTGGTCCCCCTGAAGTGGTGCGACGGGGCTTCCCTTCTTTCCGATCAGCAGCAGCTCATGTCTGTCACGGCCCCAGTAACCGGTTCCGGCTCTTTCCTTGTCCCAGATCCAGTGGTGGACGTAGGTAAAGCCCCATGCGTCCATGACCTTCAACGCGTCCAGCAGCATCGGGTTGGTTGCCCAGAGAAACAGCACTGAATCCGCCTTTGCAGGAGATCCGATCTGCTCGAACAGCCCGCAGATCGCGTGGGTGTTCATCGTCGGGTAGTGGTTTTCGGGGCTCTTCTCGCGCCCGGTCACCTCCGAATAGACACCGAAGCGCCAAGGCGGGTCAGCGTAGATGATCGGGAATTTGCGGTCGACGCGCCCGGCCTTCGCAGCGCCGTTTATGGTGACGTGCGCCATATGGGTCAGGCGTACCGCATGGCGCACCACCGAGTGCGCCTTACGGTTCTCCTTCGTGTCCGCCGCCTTCTGCTTCTCGTCCTTCAGCGCGGCTTTGACGTACAGAACCTGGTCTTCTTCCGGGACCAGTTTGAGCCGGTCGAGAAAGACACCGCTGTCCAGCCGCGTTCCTCGTACCAGGTGCAGCGCCATGTCGATGATTCTGGCGCCGCGGGCAGCATCGCGCTCGATCGTTCGCTTGTTCTGGCCTGTCGCCTTGGCGGTCGATTCAGCAAACGACAATTTGTCGCCTGCAGAACCGTGCCGAGCCCGCCCGCCCGCTGTATGCTGCGCCGTCTCCGGGTGTTTGAGCAGGTGGATTTCCTTGCGGCGGTGCATGAACAGCGCCTTGTCAGCAGCCGTTAGCTCCAAACGGATCAGGTTCTCGTCGATTTCCCAAAGAGCCGCGTCCAATGCATCCCCTTGCTGATGGAAGCAGTCGATCCATTCCTTGCCGAGCTGTCGCATCGCCTCCAGACGGTGCCCTCCGGCGGCAAGCGAGACGGTCGCATCGCTCGGCTTTCCGAAAACGCTGATGGGGGTTTGTAAGCCCATCTGCGCAATGGAAGGCTTCAGTGTATCGACCGCCTGTTGATCCACGGGACGTAGACGCGTCCCGATGTCGATGCTGTCGATGCGGCGGCGCAGCACTGTGCGGGTTGCGTGGTCTTCACCGATCTGCTCGGGCTGCGCAGTGGCGGGCGCTTCTGCCGTCTTGCCGTGCATCACCGGGCCCTTGGCCGTAAAGGTGAACTGGTTTCCGTCCTTTGGATCTCGCGCCAGGATGCCTTTGACGTGCAGGCGAATGCAGGCGCGCAGCTCTCCGTTGGATGAACACCGGATCTTTCCATCTCGCCGGATCGCGTCCAGGACCTGCAGGGCGCGCTCCCCAGCCAGAACATGATTATTGGTCATGGCATCGTCCTCTGCATTTCGATGGATCGGGCAATGACCTCGGCGCGGCGACCACGCGCGAGGCGCTCCGAGATCTGACGGGGGTCAAACGGAAAATCCGCAAAGGCGAGAGCCTTGCGGACGCAGTGTGGAAGGCTGTCAAAGGCCTGCATGATTTCCGGAGGCGGCGCTGGCGCGAGGATGTTCATGCTCCCGCCTCTTCCAGCTTGCAGAGGATCCATTCGGCAACCCGGATAAGTTCCCGCAGCTGAAGGCGCAGCCGCTTTCGCTCCAGGGCATCGATCTTGCCATCGGCAAACGCTGCAAAAAGCTCGCGGGATACGTCCATTGCCTCGGACAAGATGCGATGGGCATCGCGCTCAGAAAGATCGTCCGGACATGCCAAAGCCGCACGCAGAGGCTCAAGGCGGTAGCCGAGTAATTGCGCCATGTGTCCGGTAATGACGGGGGACTGCGCCATCCTGTCCAGGTCGATGGCAACGTCGATCGGCATGAAGGACTTCTCGTCGTCTTTGCCGAAAGAGGCGTATTTGGAGAGCTGCGAAACGACGACCCGCGTCATCGTCTGGAACAGGGTCGACCCTCCAACCAGGTCGTAAGCAACTGAGCAGATGGACTTCAGCCCACGGTAATCTTTCTCGGAAAAAGCGCGCACGAAAGCACCCCTTGGAAGAGTCAACGAAAATTCTGATGGAAAGGATTCGGTGATGCCGACCGGAGCGCCGACTAGGGTCCGGCTGTCACATCAAGGGGGACCACATGTTTGCAGCCACAGAAATGAAAACGGCCGGGACGGTCCGCCAGATGGGCTCTGTCCCGGCCGAGTTGCCGCGCGCCCTAAGAGGAGCAGCGCGCGGGTCTTGGCAGTCGGGAGGGAGGTGCGCCCGCCGCCAGAATGGAAAGAGTTCGGGAGGGCAATCATTCGGCTGCCTCACACGGGAGAAGGCTCTCGATTGGAACACCAGTCTCACGACTGATCGCGACTGCAAGCCGGAGCGATGGCGTTGCTTTGCCGGTGCGCACTTTTGCGATCATCGACCGATCGCACCGGACCTTTTCAGCCAGCAGTGCATCCGAAAGGCGTTCCGCATCCATGTAGTCGTTCAGTGCACTCATAGGCACGGAAAGTGAATGTCATGAACGTGAATGTCAAGCACAATGTGAATGTGAATGCATGGAGACGCTCACTGACCCGTGAGATAATCTGAAAATGGCACCTGTTAAGAAAGACCTGGCCAAGCTAGGCCGAACCTACATCGCAGAATGGCGCGAGAGCCGTGGTCTGACCCAGGAAGCGCTCGCCGAGCGTATCAGCATGTCTCGCAGCACTTTGTCCAAGATAGAAACTTCGGACTCGCCTTACACCCAGCGCACATTGGAGGCCATTGCCACCGCACTGAGATGCAAACCCTCTGACCTGCTTGTACCGTTCAGAACGCCCGAGCAGCAATCGCCAGAAGCAGCGCTAAGAACCTCCCTGTTGGCCTTCGGCGTTGATCGGAGCCAACTTGAGCGCGCAATCGCGATTATCAGGACCTTTGTCCCCGCTACGGCGCCCGAGGAGCAATCAGAACAAACCCAGAGTGGTGGTCAATCTCAACCCGCCAGTCGCCGCCGTGTACCAGCGCCATAAGGGTTGAGATCTCTGCCGCTTTCCGCTTGATAACCACCTCAGGTGGAGCTGGCGGGATCGCACCTGCAGACTCAAAAAGGCCCGCAACGATTTCATCGTTTCGGGTCTTATACTTCAGTCTGATTTGATGAATGATCGCCACGACGGTCTCCCCCTGGAAGGGTACTGGAACAAGAACCTATAGTGAACAAACCGGCACGTTTGTTCAAGCCCCAACGGTTTGGATAGCGCACCTACAGGGTCAACCCGTTGATTCACGTTCCCTAAAGTTTGGTCTCTTTCTTTGATTGAACAGCCGCGCGAAGATCCGGCCGAACCCCATATAAACGGACCGAGTGCGGCATAAGGTTCATGCCATTCACTTTCAGCTTGACGTATCTGTGAATGTCATGCACGTTGCCTCCATCCGAAGTTCTCGGAACCATAAGGATGGAGAGAAACATGCGCTTCGAAAACCACAATGCCTATCCCCTCTGCCGTAACCGCCAGGAGCAGATCGCCTGTGTCGGCGAAGCCATGCGCCGGCTTGGCGAAGGCTGCACGGCCGACGACTTGAAGAGCAGCCTCGGCATTACGCAGAGCCAGCTTGAAGCTGTCGTCGATGATGCCCGCGCCTATGCAGTCGAACGCAGCACCTATCAGCGGCGCTTCTCAGTGCCGGCTCAGCGCGCCGCCTAAGGCCCGATCCGCTTCGGTGATCGTCACGCCCGCATGGGTACCCCCGTGGCGACATCCCAAACGGATCGACCGAGGAGCAATTCGCATGACCCACATCACTCCCATGACCCCCAACGCCCGCCGAACGGATCTTGGCACGTTCAAGAAGCAGCTGATTGAAGCTCAGGGTCCCGTCTTCGATGGCCTCAGTGGGCTGCTACTCCTGGTCATCATTGGCTTCATCCTCGCTCAGGTTGTGGGGGCCCTCTGATGGCGCTTCGACTTGAATCGGCCCACATCGGTCAGCACCAGCTCGACGTTGAACGGCTCTACCGCGCTGTGGCCGACGGCGAACCCCAGCGCGAGATCATGGAAATGATCTACGACCTGCTCGGCCACAGCTACCAACTGCGACCTCCCCTCGACGAACTGAAACTCGCGCGTCGGTGCGGGACCAGGAGTGTGTCGCGTGGCTGAGGAAGCTCTGTTCAAGATCCATCGGTCACAGCTTCTTCCCGCCCTCAGCGCTGTGTTCGAGGCAGTTGATCGGCGCGGTACCATCCCTATCCTTGGGAACGTTCTGCTGCGCCCGATCGGCTCCGAGTTGAGGCTGCGAGGCACCGACCTGACGATTGAGGTGGAGACATCCTGCGACCTTCTCGAAGAGGCTGCTCCCACCAGCGGCATCACGGTGAGCGGCGAGGCTCTGCGGGAAATCGTCAAAAACCTGCCGGAATCCGCTGAAGTATCGTTCCTGGCTGCCGACCACAGTGGGCAGGTGAAGATCCAAGCCGGACGGTCGCGGTTCACGCTGTTGACGCTTCCCCAACGGGATTTCCCATCGATCTCCGACAGTGCGGACGGGGAAGCTCTCACCATCGAGATCGCTCCTTTCATCGATGCCCTGACCAAGGTCCTTTACGCAATCAAAGATGACCAGAACCGGCCGTACCTTGCGGGCGCTTTCCTTATTGCGGATGGCAACAACATGTCGGTCGTCGGTTGCGACGGCCACAATCTCGCAGTGGTCAGGCTGTCGTCTGATGAGCCAGCGAAGTTCCCTGGCGTCATCACGCCTTTCAAGACAGTGAAGGCCATCAAGAAGCTGTTTGGCGAGAGCAAGGGGCGGGTCGAGCTGGTGATCAGCGACGTCATGATCAAGATGACCTGTGGCAACGTCACGATCTTCTCCAAGCTCGTTGATGGCACCTATCCCGACTACGTCAGGGTTATTCCAACCAGGAATGACAAGCAGACGGTGTGCAGCGTTTCTGCCTTGCGGTCCGCCGTCTCTCGCGTTTGCCTGGTCGCGAATGATCTGGAGAAGGATACCGTCCGCCTCAGCGTTGAGCCTGGCACCATGCGGGTCATTGTCAAAACGACCGAAGGCGAAGCTGCCGACGAAGACATTGCCATCGAATACGACGGAGACCCGTTGGAGATCGGTTTCAACGGACGCTACCTGATGGCTCTTCTCGGTAGCATCTCCACTCAGGACGTGAAGATCTTGCTGTCGGACAATGGGACCGCCGGCCTCTTTCAGCCGACCATCGACAGCGACGAGCAGTTCGTCCTTATGCCGAAGAGGTGGTAGCCGTGGCCACTGCAGAGGACAAGGAGCGTCTCGATACCATCCGCGCTCGCCACAGCGCGGCCAGCTTCAACTGGCAGCTGACATATGACCGCGATCGCAATGAGCAGCTTTCTGCCAACCTGATACCGAACGTGCCGGTGGTGCCGATCGCGGTTTTGACTATGGAATGCGGCTACCCAGACCGGGATTTCCTGCTTCATGCTCACAGCGACTTCAGCTTCCTGTTCATGCTGCTAGCGCGGGCAGCCCGGAAGATCCGTACCCTTGAGAAGGAGATGGAGGCGCCCCGCCCCGACCTGTCGAAGGAGTGCGGGCAGCTCTGTGAGGACTCGCTCTTTAAGAAGTTCCTGTCGGAGAAGCACGGTATCCCCGCGACCGACCGTGAGCGCCTCGCGACCGGCCTTCGTAACGTTCTGCAAATTGGATCTCGCTCCGATCTCAATACCGACCCTGCGGCTGCAAGGCGCTGGAACGCGCTGCTCGCCAGTTATCGGGACTGGAAGGACGCAGCATGACCGGCCGCGACAAATCATCGGTCGAGCATCCCTGCTTCTCGTGCCGTTTGGCGGAGTTTGACGACAGAAATCGGCGCTGCGCCCTGAGGAGGGCGATGGCGAACTACCAGACATACATCCGCAACAGACAGCCTATCCCAAGCGAAGTCCGCTTGCTGTGCAACATCGCGCGCAATGAACTCTACGCCGAGCGCACCAGCCGGCTATCTGCCGAGCGGCACCAGCGAAAGAAGCAAGCAGCATCCATTTCCAACGAGGATTCCCGCCATGGATGAGAAAAGCGCAGTTCAGCCCACACCCGGCGTGCATGAAAACTTTGCACCTATCCTCGACGACAGCGGCCAAGGTTCTGGCCTTTGGTGCGAGCCCCCTAGAGACGGGCGCGATCGGGCGCGGGACTACCCTAGCATTTCACATCAGGCGGCATCCGCAGGCCATGCGCGAGGATGGCGGCAGGCACTCGATGCTGCCGCCTATGCAGCAACCTCAGCGCTGAGCGACATGATCGTGGCGGGCTCTGGCGATCTGCAGGAGGCTCATGGGAAGGAAATTGAAGTCATCACCTCGCTTTATGGGTCCACCCCATCGCCCGAGACACATGTGGAGGGCAACAATCAGCCCCGTTACACAACGAAGCGCCTGCACGACGAGACGGCGAAGGCTCGAGCCTACGGTCTGGAATTGGCTGCGGCCTACCACGATGACTTGGCCGCACGTCACGCGGCAGCTCATGTTGATGTCGTCAGTGACTTCCACGAGATGATGGAGCGGCAGCACCAGCGAGACGCTTCCGCCATCCGCGCCCTTGCCGCCACCGCTGCGGAGGGCTCGGACAATGCGTGAGCTGAAGATAGA